GTAGATGGCTACGACCACTACGGCTACGTCCGGTTTTTCTGATCTCGTACAGGAACTTGTTGCTGCACGAGCGGAAGAGGAACTGCGAGCACGGGCTGTGCACGCGATGCCGGGGCTTTACGTCCCTGCTCGCTTCATTAAGGGCACGAACACCCTCCGCTATGCACGTTATGCTGACCTCGCGGTCAACACCACGGCGCTTACGGAAGGCACCGCGCCAACCGATAACGAACTGACGATTTCGTCCGAGTTCTTCACCGCTGCACAGTATGGTGCAACGGTTGCAGTCTCTGACCTCGCGCAGATCGACTCGCCGCATGACTTGATCTCTATCGCCGCAGAGCGCATTGCTTACAATGCGACCCGCTCGATGGACGTTCTTGTCCGCGACGAGATTCACGCAAACGTTCTGACCAGCGCCGTCTTCGGCGCAACGGGTGCAACCACGCTTACCGCCAACACGGCGAACAGCGCGGTCGCCACGACGGGCCTCCTTTCGGGCGCCTTCGTGAAGAACATGGTTGCTCGCCTCAAGGGCGCAAACGTTCCTCAGTTCGCTGATGGCACGTATCGCTGCATCATCCACCCTTCACAGGAGTATGACCTTGTGTCAGACACCAGCGTGAACGGCTCGTGCTCGCAGTTCCTCTTGCGCTCGTGCAGAAACAAGTTCCTGTACGAGATCAGAAAAACCGGACGTAGCCGTAGTGGTCGTAGCCATCTACTGTACTCCTTTTTATCGACAACAAGTTCCTGTACGAGATCAGAAAAACCGGACGTAGCCGTAGTGGTCGTAGCCATCTACTGTACTCCTTTTTATCGACTAAATGGATTCCCCAAGGCCTTCATCCTTTCAGAGATGTCTGCACTTGTGGCTTTCTTGACTTCCACTGCTGGCTCACGCCGTGGATTATTTGGATCAATGCGAGGCGCCGACTCAACCTCAGAAACGCGGGAGTCAAGGAACTTCTCAAAGGCGGCCGCTCTGGCCTCCTCGTCCAAGTTCACAGTGTCCTTGCGAAACTGTGCGTAGAGTGGGTGCTGCCTTGCGAGCCGCTCCTGTCGGGCTTCCTCTTGCTGTGTAGCAAGGGAATCCTCTAGTGCCTTAATCTTGAGTTGAGCCCGCTCGTATTCCGAGAGGTTCTTCTCTTCGATCTCAGCCTTCCACCTCTTCAGGTCCTCAGCCTCCTTGCGGATAGCATCGAGTTCCTTCTTGGTGGCGGTCAGGGCTTGGTCCTTACCAGCCAGCCGCTTCTTATAAGTGGCGACGTCTTCGCCCTCGACCTGAGTGGGCGTATCCTCAACAGGGGCCGTAGCCTCTACCGCTGGGATCTGAGCCGACTCGGCGGGAGCCTGAGTCACGACTTCATCCGGCATTACTGTTCTCCTTCTTTACTTCCTCCCACGGAACTTCCGTGGTTAATTTTTAATTTCAAGGGCGTCTGATGGCTCTTGCTCGGCGCCACCAATAAACGGTACTTTAATATCAACTCCATCTCCAAAAATTTCACTAATTCCTTCAATTGCAGATACGCCCTGTCCCAAGACTGATCCCCTAAAGATCTGATCGCCTATTCCCCTCATGAGTCCGGGAACATCGGCACCCTCACCCTTTAGTCCGGGCTTGATAATATTTGATCGAATGTTTGCTGGGACACTGAACCCAAGTTGACTTGGGATTCCCGGGAATAGCATGTTGATAAAGTACGAGAAGTTTGGGTTTTCCTCGAAGAACTTTAGAAGGCCTCCGTCTCCGTACTCCAACTCCATAATCAACTGCTCAGAGATATTTTCATAGGCGTTGTACCCAACCCCAATCCTTTCAGCCCCAACAAACGGAACTCTAGTAAAGAGGGCCTGAGCAAACTCAGGAATAATCTTTGTTACCATGTAGGACAACGGATAGATTGCCAGGAATGGATGGTTGAGAGAACGGACCCAGTAAGGGACCTCATCGGAATAGTAAATCGACCGCTGACCAACCTTAGAGGCCTTGAAGTATGCATACTTGTACGCCTCTACGGCATTATAGAATGCATTCTTCATCTCTGGCGAAGCATTTGCGAGCCGGGTGGTAACAGTCTGTCCGATAAGGTCGTCCATGTACCTCACCGCCGCAAGGGGGTCATCCCGAAGGGCAATGTCAAGGGACAACTGGTATCCAATTTCGTATGGATCGGCAGTATTATAAAACTTAGTTAGATCATCAAATAGTTTTGGGCTTTGTGCAGACATATCCTTAACGAAGTTGATTGCAGCCTCTCTCGGGACAATCTCGTTAAAGGAGTTTCTTTTTCTACCACTGACGTCAAAAAATGAACCGCGGTTCTTTTTCGCCCACTCTTCCAACTTATCAAGGAATCCCTTGTTCTTTGACGCAACCTCAGCCGTGGCGTAAAGATTTGCCCTAGTCAATGCCACCTGAGCGTCTCCATACTCACGGATAACAGACCGTTCGCTTACCATTGCGCGGGCAATAATGGTAGACTTTGTTTCGTCTAGAATAAGGTCGCGCTTGCTTTGATATGCGCCCCGTAAATACTGGAAGAATTTTGGCTCGATGTTTTCTTGTACGTACCTAAAGAATGGATTAAATACACCAAACCTTACAAGCGGATAAATATAGTCTGACGCAACCATAATTGCTGGAAACTTGTTCTTGATCGAGGCAGAAATCTTTGGGATAACGCCTAGGCTTGAAAGATCTCCATTTAAGGATTTAAGAAGCAACTTAAGCGCAACTCGATCATCGTACCCGTTACCTCCTGACCTAGCCAGCCTATCGTACGCCTCTTTTCCGATGGTCCTCTTTGCAACTGCGTCAATGGTGGAACTTCCACGCTTGATGAACTGTTGTCCAATAGCGCCTCGAAGGCTAACCTCTTCGCTTCTGGCGTAGTTATTTACTGCGACCCATAGTTCTCGAGCCTCACCTCGTGAAAGACCCCTTTCAACATTTTGCAAAACAAACCTTTCGTATGATCTTTGCAAGATGTTTCGCGTTGATGGCGTACTTGATAATACGTCAAAAGCCCTCATGAGAGCAGACTTTCTTGCGGTAACCGACTCAGCGGTCGTAAGCGACGTCTTGTAGGCAAAATCGTCGGCAAGATCTGCAAATGGGGTCACCAAATTTGCGACCGTGTCAAGACCATCTAGGCTTGGGACCACATCGATCACCTCCCTGAACCCCTGCTCCGGGGCCAGAGAAATTTCGTACCCACCGGCCTTTAGTTTTGAGGCCATTGACTGAACTGCTGCCGGCATCTTGGCAACAAGCGAATCAGGAATACGAGTAATCTTCACATTGGAGTTCTTGATAAAATCAAGGACCTTTGAGGCAGATAGTTCATCGTCTGGCGTTGCTCCAAACCGCGTATACAGTTCATCATACTTATTGATGTACGAGCGGAGGATTCCCGGAACAGCATCTGGAGTTGCGTTTTCAAGTTCTGAAACAAGTCGCGCTTCAACTGCGTCATCAAGCGAACGCTCGGACGCGATTGTAAGCCTTGCAACAAACTCTCTAACTTCTTCAGGGAATTCTCCGGCGGAGTTTCTAAGGGCAACCATTTGTCGACGGTATGATCCAAATCCCTGTTGTCGAGCAAACTCAAGCGCCTCAACTGCTGCTTGACGATCACCACTACGTACTGACCGCATGATATCATCGGTTAGAGGTTTTGCTGCATCGATAGAAATGTTTAGCGCATCTGAAATCCAATTTGAGACCAACCGCTCTGCCTCATCTGTATTTCCAATGAGGTACTCAAGGTCTTGCATGGACTCCCTAAGGATTCGAGCAGCAGGAATTTCTAATTCCTTTGCAAAGGTTTCTACCTTTACTTTTAGGATATCCGATGCGCTTCGTTCCGCGATCTCTCTCTTTGCGTTTTGATTCTGTAGTTTTATCGCAGTGCTTCGCTTAAGGTTAGAAAGATCTTGTTCGCTGACCCCTCGACGGAGAGCATTGATGATATTGTCGACCTCTTCTGCGTTGTCTGGGAACACTGCTTCAAGTGCCCGACGAAGTTGCGGCAACGCGGCGGCCTCCCGTGCCGCACTCCCAACGCCCGGACCAACAGTAAGCGCAATTTTGTCAATGATAGAATTTGCAATCTCTTGCGAACCGATAAACGACTCAGTTGCATACCGGCTTTGGGCAGCAGATCCAACAATTACAGACATAGTACTATTAAGGTTGTCAACAAGAACTTGCTTTCCAACTGGGGCAGCAACTCCGTTGGAGCCAGTCCTTAAAAGACCAGATGCAATTTCAATTCTTCGATCAATTTCTACTGGGTTCATGGAACCCCTAATAACCCTCTGGAATGACTCGTGCCCTAACTTCGTTGCCTTCTGCGCTTTAGTTGCTCCAACACCAAACTTTGCCGCACTCGCTGCTACCTTGAACGGCGTCGAAACCGCCTTGGTAATTACAGCGCCGGGAACATACGTCAATGGGTCAAAAAGGAAGTCTAGGACGAGTGCCGGGATTCCAGTCCCGTAAGTAGTTCCGGACTTGAAAAGCAAGTCTCCAGCCTGAACGTAATCCCCGCGACTCATTGCCGTCTTGACATCATTTGGCAAATCCTTAAAGGATTCACCACCAGTTGTCATGACTCTTCCTTGAGCGACCCCACGCTCAACTACATCGCCAAAGAACCCAAGTGCGTCGAGCGCTAGATTTCCTGCGCCCTCAAGCAACTTGAGCGGGACGTTTGCAACATCCTTGACCTTCGGGCCTCCCTCAAATCCAATTTCTGAAATGTTAGTAGCAACCTCACCAGCAAATGTGCTAATTGGCTTTCCAAAAACTGGAACGCTTTGGGCGACTCCAGCAGTAAACCCAACGGCAGCCTCGGCCAGGGCACCAGCCTCGCTAATGACCTCCCCCGGCTTTTGCTCTAGGCCAAAACTAAATTTACCAACATTAGGGTCAACACTTGGTCCGCCTCGACCAAGCGTAACCCTAGGCGCTTTATATCTAGGAGCGCTATAGGATGATCCTCGATTCGGGTCTGTAAGAGTTGGCATTAACCCTCCTTAAACCTTAAGGTTTATATTGCGAGAGGAACTACCGCCAAGAGGCGTAGTCTTGGTTGACCCGCCAACGTTTGGCATGGAGAATCCGGGAGTCCCTAGTGCGCGAAGTTGGCCAAGCAACTCAGCCTGAGTATCGCCCTCAGAAACTCCAAGCCCAGCCCTTTGCGCTGCCGAAACTACCGGCATGGTCGGTGCCGTAAATTTTGGAATTGCGAGTGTAAGCGGTGTTCCGAAATCCCTTCCAGTGCTTACCGTCCCGTAATTCGGGTTAGCATATCCCGGGAGTGATGGTGTGGTTGAGACACGGGGTGCTGTAACCCCAGTGGCCATAGCGGCCCTCGTCGCCCCAAGCGCTTCAGAACGAGTGTCCCCCGCATAGCCAGTGAATCCAACCTTCCTGAAGAAGTAGTTCATTGACGAGTCGGCAGGCTTAACATCCTTCTTATCGAGGAACGTTGATTCTAGATATGGCTTAACATTAGGAGCGTCGATTGATTTCCTTACGTCAATGACGGCAGGGAATGACTGGCTCGACTCGTCCAACTTCTTTCCAAACGAAGAAACCTCAGTCGCCTGATCCTTCCTAACAAATAGGCCCGGCTCTTTCTCAATGTAGGCATCTCTGTACGGAATGGCACGCCACTCCGGCCTTCCATTCCGGATAACAAGAACTTCCTTCTTGTACTGCTTTCCTTGGAAATTGGAATTCTGCCCCAAGAAAGTATCGAATGAGGAAAGGTTTGCCTTGTTCTCGGAGATTTCCATGTTACGCTCTCCGGCCCTAAACTGATTGTACAGATTTTGACCTTGCTGGTAAATCTCTATTGCTTCAGTAATTTCTTTTGCCTTTTCTTCGTCGACAACAGAAAGGAGTGCCTTAATCGCTCCTGCTCCGGCAAGACCACCCGGCCTAAATCCAGCACTGATTGCTTCTATTGAGCCGCTACTATTCTTAGACGACCCTGAGGTCTTGCCAAGAACTGCATCTGCAAATGAAACTTTTTCCGGCTCAATAACTTTCCCCTGTCCGTTTGTTGCGGAGGTTCTTAGAGGGGTCCAAGGCTTTTGTTCACCGGGCTCATCAAGAACACTTTCCTCTTGGTCAACCCTAATTCTCTGCTGACCATCTGGACCAATTTCAATCTTATTGCCATTTGCTCCTGAGAACGGTGGAGTTGTATACCTTTCACCAGTAGACTTATCTACCCAGATACCCTGATCCGGGAAATAGAATCCCCATGTGTTCACAGTCTGACCCATCGCCACGCCCTCAACGGCAACTCCTTGAGAAATTGTTGCTCGAACAACGCCGTTATCATCCCTAGTGAGGAACATGTGCTCGCCGCGACTCAAATCAGCCGGCCTTGATGGGATGGTTGCCTGTCTTCCGTCTGGTCCCGGACCAATAATCATGGTACCGTCAATAAGTCCAGTTGCGTTCTTTGCGGTATCAATAACGTTCTGAGCCTCAAGGTCTTCAAATGTTCCTGTATATCCTTCCGGGAGTTTTACGTCACGGTTGTAATATCCAGCAAACGTTGCCCCATATCCAGTCGCCGGAGTACTTGTTGAGGTTCCGCTATAGATTGCCTTTTCGTTAGCAATTAGTTGTTCCGTGAATGCATCTTTCGGGGCAGCCATCCCCTTCCCGAAATACCTAGTGTTGTTACCGGATAGGAACTGTAGCCACTGCTCATTGATAGCCTTAATGCTTGCGTCATTTCCATTGGCCCTGGATACAAGATCCAGACGGATGTCGTAAGCATCCTCATAGTCTTCCATTGACGTGTCAAGACCAGTCATGCTGCGCAACTGCTTTGACTTGTCCTTGTAAAACTTAGCCTCTGACGCCGCGCCGTTAGACGATGCGTAATTGTATAGGTCTGCAGATGCACCTCGGTACGCCTCCATCAGGGAGTCGTACTGTGCTCGTAATTCCGGGCTTACATCAAGGTACCTAATCAACTGCACCGCAGTCCCGATAGAGTCCGTAACGCTTGTGCCGTAGATCTGATCAATGCTAAACACCTTTGTCTCACCACCAATGACGAGTGGAACATTCCTCATCATTTCATTGATGCTTGCCTCAATTGACTGGATCTCCTCTACGCGTCTCTTGTAACCAGCGTTGTATGCTGCAACCTGGGCGGCATTCAGATCTGATCTCTTGCTTTCAATCTCAACTTTGATGTCTGATGCAAACTGCGATTCACCTAGTCCGGCGTCCTCAAGTTGCTGGAGTTGCGTCTTGGCCCATTCAATCCAGTTCTTGTTGGAGTTAATTTTTGCAGTATAGCCTTTATTTTTTGCTTTGGCTAGGGCAACGTTATACTTATCAATTTCTTTGTTCCAGATCGCCGCTTGAATGCCAACACCGATGTCAAATGCGGCAGGGCTTCCCTTTTCTATCCCTCGCATTGCAATGCCAGTCATGCTTTTGAACTGCGCGACATCAATAGCGCCGGACTCAAGAGAGGCGGTCTCTCGGACCACGATGCTACTTGCTCGTTCTAGCAAAGCATTCTCCTGATTCTGCCCAGTAAGTCGACCAATCGCAACATCAGTCTTCGCCACAAGATCCTCGAACGAGGTGATTCCAGCGGTGTACTCTGAGGCAACGATGCCAACATAGTCTCTAGTCTTCTGTGTTAGGAGGGCTTCAAATTCAACTCGCTCCTCCGCGCTCAGGTCCCCGCTACTAAGTAGCCCAGAGATCTGTGAGTAGAATTCATCGTATGATTCACCGCCGCTTGCGTTAAACGCCGTCGATGCGGCGCTAACAGTGCGCTGTCTCTCTTGTCGCTTTGCATTCTCCAGCATGTTCTGGTAATAGGCAAACTCGGATGAGTTGGGATCAAGTCCGGCAGTGCGCGAGTTTACGTAGTCCTCAATGTCAAGTGCGGTCGGTACAGACCCACCGAACATTGTCTGGTCACTGAACGCATTGAGCAACGCACTTTCGTTACGCTGAATGCTATTCTGGATCAGGTTGCTGATGAACGAACTTAGGTTGGCTGACCCTGAGGTTGCCCGACCGAATCTACCTCGACGTGCCATTAGACAATCTCCTCAGCGACTGGCGCTGCGTTCTCGGCTAGGGCGTTGGCCGGGGTGGCCTCTGCCGGTACCTGTGACTGGTTCTCTGCTTGGTTAAGCGACTGCGTACCAGCCGCTGGTGCTTGTAGTGTACGTGCCGTATTTGCTACGCTGGCCTGCTGCTGAGCGAACTGCTCGGCCGCTGCCTGCTGCTGCTGAAGTCCCATCTGCTGGAACATCTGCATCAGGTTGGCCATCGCCATCACGGACGACGGGTTGAGGGTTGCGTCGGTCTGCTCCTCGCGGATGACCATCATCTCGCCCTCTGGGTCCTCTACGCCCACACGGTCCATTGCGCGCTCCGCGCTCCAGACTCGGTTCTGGACGAGGTTGATTGCTGTCTGTGCCAGTTCGAGCGTGTCTCGTGGCGTCAGTTCTGGTGGGGTGATGTCGAGTCGGTAGTTGCCGTTGAAGACAAGGCCGACCTCTGGTTGCTTCTTCTCCCAGATCTGTGCGCACATCTTCCACGTCTGCTTGATCCACGAGTAGAGCAACTTGCGCTTTGGCGCAATGCGTGCCTCGTAGTTGGCAACGAGAGAAGCAATGGCACGGGACGATCCGAGCACTCCCGACGGCGCAAGGCCGAGGAGGAGGTCGTTCAGGCCCGTTACCACCGCGATCTCACGGTCGATACGGCGGTTGTAGTCTTCGATCTGGAACTGTGGAATGAACGGAGAGATCGGACGGATCTCGTTGCCAGGGCCAGGTGTTGCCATCTTGCCGGGCTTCGGGATTGCGTTTGGTGGTACCTCGTCAGGTGCCTCTGGTCCAACCAACTGGAACATCTGTCCGCCGATGACCGAGTGGATCATCTGCGCCTGGTTGGTGATACGCTCGTCCTTCTCGCGGAGCAACTGCTCCACGTCGTAGAGTTCTGGCTTGCCGTATGGGCTCCCCGGAACCTTAGCGTTCGCAAGGAGGACGTACGGGATCTCGCCATTGAACTCAGGGTGAGAAGTGTTCTTGACAACCGTGTTGCCGACGAGGATTGCGTTGTAGACCGTCGGGGCCTTGCCCGGTGCTCCCGGTACCTTGTACCAGTAGTCGAACACTTCGACCTGCTGCATCTCGTATGGAGTCTCGCGTCGGAGCGGGTTGCGCTCGAACTGATTCTGGTAGACGTTGGCAATCGGGTCATCGTGCGTCGAGGCCGTATAATTGTACCACTTGCCGCCCTGCTGGGTGGCGACGACCTTGATGCCGTAGTCCTCTTCGACCGCCTGCGGGCTCATGCCGTAGGTATAGAGAGCCCAGTCTAGTCGGCTGAAGTCGGACATGCCGAAGCCGAGGTACAGGTTCTCTGGGGTCTGGACGATGCGGATGCGAGGAAGTTTTGCCTCGGCATCCCAGTAGATCTTGCCTGCAGTGTAACCGTAGAGGGACTTGATAAAGCAGGCATCTTCGAGCATGAGATCAAACTCATTCTCTTCTGCCCATCGGAAGAAGAGTCGCTCGGCATCAGCCGCAGCATCACGGTCCTCTGGGGCCTCACCGGCGACGTAGGCAGCGTGCACGTTGACCGAGACGTGTGCTCGTCCCGCCGTGCGTGCCGTGGCGTCATCGGCCCAGTGGTCAGGACCACCGATGGTGATGACGTTCGGGTGATAGAGATTGTCGAAGCGTCGGAACAGTGCTCGGAGTCGGTTCTGCTCTGGCTCTGCCGTCTGCTTTCGCATCAGCACTTCACCGTAGAGCAGGTAGTTCTCGTCCTGTTCGGCTGGGATGTTCTGCATCGACAGCGACGTCTCAAGCAACTTGACTGATACGGCCTGAGCCTCAGTCAACTTCTTGACATCGAGTTTCTGGAATCGCTTGGCAAGCGGCTTACCCTGTCCGCCAGCGGAGGCGTTAACACGGGTCGGGCTAGTAGCAATAGCGGGGCCAGTAGCAGCAATGCCGCTGGTCGCCCCGGCTGGGGCTCGACGGGAGGAAGCGCCGGAAACCCCAGCCGGGGACGTAGAAGTCTTAAGTGGCGCACCACCGCCGAGCGGCTCGGAGACACGCTCTCCGCGGCCAATTCGCTTTGCCTTATCAACAGCCTTGCCGATAGAGGCAATCTGTTCTGGGGTCGCTACATCTGGGTCAGTGGTGTACTGCCCCGGAATTGCTCGTGTCCCCTGAAATGCGCGGGGAACGCCTCGTACCTTAGCCATCAATCACTCGCTCCATAATAGGTGAACACCGGATCTTGCACTGGCTTCTCCGGGTTCCTTGCCGCGTACCATACGGCGAGGGCTAGTGCCATCACCGCGTCTGTTTCAAGTTTCTTGTCCATTAACTTGTATGAGAGCAACTGCCTCCGAAGGTCGTCCCACGGTTGCCCGCGAGGGATGACCAGTGTTCCGTGATCCATCATGGACTTTAACGTCGAGAGCAAAGCCAACTTCTTGGACTTGGTCCCACCAAAGTCATAGCCACGGAGTGGCTTGATCACGTTAAACTCTTGACGGAACAGGCGTCCTCCGAGCCCCGTTTCGTCTACAATGGTGGTGCAGAAGGCTCCATCCTGCTGATACAGGAGAGAGTTCTCCCGCACCATGTTCACCACGGCTGGAATAGTTTGCTTTCCAGATCGTCTTCGTGCTCGTACTCCCACGATTCTGTTGCGATCTGTGTAATCGAGTACGATTGTCCACGTAGCGTCAGAAGAAATACCGGGGTCACATCCTTGAACGTATCGGTGTCCCCTCTGTGGCGGGACATCCCCACTAGCGTCAGGATCAAAGGCTCCTTCGACTGACTGGGATGCGAAGTAGGCGTCCCTTGCTTCGATGAAGTACCCGTCGACGTTTTGCGGGATGAGGTATTCCGCTTGCTGGCGGATGATGGCGTCGAAGTTGACGGGGTCAAGTCCGTATCCAACATTGTCGCGGGTTGAAAGTCTGAAAGAAATGAATTGAGAGTCACGGTTGGGATTTTCTGGGTTCCCCATTTCCCAGAGGTCGGAGTAATCTCCGATTCCTTCTGTTGGGGTTCCGATGAAGTGGAGCGGTCCGCCCGTCGAGAGCCTTCGGAGGTTGAGGACCTCTTGGTAGATCTCCACCAAGTGTGGTTCGAATGCCGCCTCGTCGAACGAGATCCCATTCATGTCCTTCCCGAGAAGCGACTTCGCCTTCTCCTGTGTCGTCCTGAAGTGGATATTGGCTCCGCCCACAATTGGGTGGAACTTAATCCAGAGATACTCGCCACGATACTTCTTGTCTACCGATGCGATATCCCCGAGGCTCTTTGTGATTGGACATCCCCTGCCCTTCTGGGCCGGGTGGTTCCCTGAGAGGATTGATGAGATCTCGCGGTGAACGAGTTCAGCGGTCTCCTGCTGGATTCCTACGTGGTACCATTCGTACGGGGTGTTCGACCACCTGCGCGCATCCGAGGGATCGTCAGGTTTCGGCTGCTGAACTCCCATTTTGTACAAGGCGTGGTGAATGCAGACGACCGCCATCGCCAACGTTTTCCCTGCACGATTCCCGGCTGATACGACGGTCGTGAGGTACTTCGGCCGATATCCTGTTTCATCGCGCTCTGCACAGGCGTTCCACCAGTTGACTTGACCGGGATTTCCCTTGATACCAAGCCAGCGTTCAGCAAAGAACTCGATGTTATCGCGGCCGAGAGCCAGATCTCGTGCAATTTCATTTTGCAGAGGGCTTCCCCTTATTCCGGCTGCTAATTGCTGCGGCCTTCCTCTTGGCGTCAGCCTTGCTGCTTGCTCCCCACGCTTGGAGACTTAGCAGCAGTCGGGTTGGTCGACCCTTCTCGTCACGCTCTGGTCCGGGAGTACCGCCCATGCGAGCGAGGAATGATGCGCGTCGTGGGTTATCCCCACTCTTGACAGGAGCCTTAAGCGTCCCACCAGTCTGTGACTTGTAAGATGCGCGGCCCTTGGCATTGAGACCACCCTTTGGGTTCTGTCCCTCTTTGCGCTGCCACGCTGCGGTCTTCGTCATCACTTCACCTCGTTATGGTAATACATGGTTCCCTTGAGGAATTCAATAGATTGGGTGACGGCGGCAATCCTGTTGATAAAGGTGCCGTCTGCCTCATAGTGGCGGTCTGTGTACCCAGCCTTGCGGGCAACGCTTACCTTGACAATGTAGTTGCCAGAGGTTGACCTGCCAGAAGAGAATCTGGGGGTCTGATCTTTAGACCAACCGCAGTATACCACATCACTGCCCAACTCTGCAAGCCACATCATCTCGGCGATATAGTGGGGGTCGTAGGAGTCGTCGTGGTTGAACCAGCCAATGTAGTCTTTGGTGGCTAGGTCCAGCCCCTTGGCCCGCTTGTCATGGCCCCAATCGTTGAGGTTTGGCTCAGCGTAGAAGATCACCCCGGTATGCTTCTTGCGTACCTCTTCGAGGTCGATGTCGCTTGCCAGGACGATGACTTCGTCCGGCTTTCTACTCTGCGCTAAGAGCGCGGTTAGCGTGCGCTCCATCCCCGCTGCATCCGCATGAGCAGTCACAATCGCTGTGAACGTTGCCAATGACCCTCCCAATGATATCGCTGGTTGAAATGCCGCCTGTGTAAGGAACGTAAAGCATTTGGATCGCCCGATCCTGTAGCCACTGGTCGGTGATCCCTAGTTGGTTAAGGAGTGCTTCCCCTGCCCAGTCATCCCCATGAGCGATGTAGGCGATCTCTCGGTCTGTAATGCGGTCGATAGTAATCCCGCTGTTCTCGTCGCCAATGTTGACGCAGACATCGTCCACGTACTTGCATCCGGACAAGGCTTCCATCCGCTCTCCAAGGGATAGGATCGGTTCTCGCTTATATCGAGCAGCAAAGTCGTCAGTGTTGAGCGAAACGATCACGGGTCCGTATTCTCGGCACTGCTGAAGGAACTTCATGTGCCCGTAGTGGAAGAGATCGAACGTCCCTCCGACGTAGACCCACTCGTTTTTCATGATGCCTCTGCAACCTCGTGTACTGGCTTCGCCTCAATAATCTCATAGGTCGTTGAAGCGCCGCCCAAGATCTGAGCAAGCGAGACGACAAGGTCGCGGTCTGCGGTCTTATCGTTTCGTTTATCCAGCATCTCCTGTGCCCGAAGGCCCTCAGAGAGCGATGGAGTCATGTTGCCAGACTCCACCTCGGAGAAGACGTAATCCCTCACGAGGGTGGCAAGGTCGCGGTGCGGAGCCTTGATGGTCCGCTGCGCCTGCTCCATCTTCTTCACGGCGGCAATGCGAGCCGTCTCGTGAGGGGTCGTCAGATGTTCACGCTTGTGCTTGCCGAGCGTGTTTCGGCTGATGTAGTATCCTTCATCCTTGAGCCACAACGAGATCTTCAGGTCGGCCATGCCTTCCTTCATCCTCTTGTTGATCAACTCAACAATTGGACTTCTGCATACGTGGCACCCAGTTAGAACTGGGGCAAGGTCGGATACGTTCACTTAAATGTCGAACTGCTTCTCGGCTGCGGCCTTGTCTTCAGGGGACTTCTCCTTGATACCGAACGCGCTGTTCTTTGGGTCAAGGAACTTGATAAGAACCTGAAGGCCTGATGCCAGCCCTGCGGACAGCACCGTGCGGAAGTCTCCGCCCGTGATGTCTAGGAGTGGGATGCCAAGACCGAGGGCGACGGAGATGGAGACCGTGATAAACGTTCGTCCAAACTCGATCAGGGCCTCGTCTACGCCCGTGTTGTCAATGATCCAGCGGATACCCGCCTTGATGTCGCTATACATTGGGACTCCTTACTTCCATTCCACGATGACGACGTGCTTATGAGGCGCACCGCCTGTGATCTTCTTCTTGCTCGCAGCGATCTGCTTGAGTTGCTCCTCCGTTACAACGACGCCGAACTTTTCCTTACCCTTGCCCGAACGCGTGGGGCATGCCCACTGCCATCCGTCAACGGCATCCCACCCACCGGCAGTCATGTGTCCGTACCCCTGCGCGATGTGCTTCTTGTCCTTCTTGAGCCAGTAGTTCTGCCACTTCTTGTGCCACTCG